TATGAAAATGAAATTAAAGGATATCCTGCAAAATTACAATAACCTTATTAGAACCGGATTGTTAAAGCAGGCATTTCCGGCAAAAATAGGGTATGCCATCGGAAAAAACGCGTTAGAACTGGAAAAGGAAAAAAACATCTATGAGAAAGAAAGAGTAAAGCTTTGTGAACAGCTTTGCAAAAAAGACAAGGATGGAAAACCGGTAACAATTAAACAAGAAGATAGCGTAACATACGATCTCGACGAGGAAGCGAATCTGGAGCTACAAAAAGAACTGGAAGAGCTTCTGGAGACAGAAACGGAAATCAATCTTCACAAAATCAATCCAAAAGAGCTGGAAAAGCTCGATACATCGGATCGATACTATACCCCGTCCGCAACCGAGCTCATCGCGATTGACTTTATGATCGAAGATGGGGAATAAGTGGAGGTGATACGCCATGTATCAATCATCACAAAAATTCGAAGAAAAACTGAATGAAACATCCAGGAGATTTAAAGCGAGAATCACCATTGGAAGCGATTTTCTGAGCGAAGAAATCAAAACTATGGTCTTCACCCAGGGAAGCTGCGGATCCGATACATTTACGATCGGATCTGTTTTCGCGTCTTACGTAGATATAACTACGAGCGCAACCGATGTGGTCTTTTCCGGAAAAGAATTTTACATCGAGATAGGATTACAGCTATCGGATAACAACGTGGAATATATACCGATGGGGTATTATACTGCGGCGGCAGCAGATATTACAAAAACAAGGGACTCTATGACATTAAAGGCTGCAGACAGGATATCATCTGCCTGCGGCGGAGCTTACATTCCTACGGTGTCGTTCCCGGCAACCATCAAGGCTGTATTGAGCGATATTGAGCAGCAGGCAGGAATTACCATAGAAACATCCCTTGACACATCCGGAACGATAGAAACGGAAATGAGCGGCCTTTTATACAGGGAAGCACTTGGATATATAGCAGGCCTGCTGGGAGGTTTCTGCTATGCGGACAGATCAGGAAAAATACAGATAGCTGCATTTCCGGCAACGCAATCTGTAAAAGTAGAGGCAGAAAGGTTTGCCGACCTGCAGCCGGCTGAAAATACATACTCCATAGATTCACTTACCGTGAGTGTGAGCGAAGGCGGGGAGGATGCCGACGGAAATACCGTGGAGGGCGTATCTTACACGGAAGGATCCGGAACAGGAATCACGGTGGCAAACCCCTATATGACTGAAAGCCTGTTTGACTCTATGAAGGGACGAGTAGTAGGATATTCGTTCCGACCGGGGACAGCACAGTTCTTAGGTGACCCAAGATTGGGACCAGAAGATGCAATCACAGCCGTAGATTACGCCGGAAAAGAGTATTTCATGCCGTGCATGAGCCTGATCCAGGACTATGACGGCGGACTCACGACAACAGTCGCGACACCAGGACAGGCATCCTCGGACGAAGCAGTAAAAGGCCCTATCACTCAGCAGATTGAAAGACTGAGCACTGATATGTTGCTCACCAAAGAGGTTGTAGCCAAAAAGATAACAGCCGATGAAGCGGACCTGAAATACGCATCCATAGATAAATTGGATGCGGTAGAGGGAAATGTTGAAACATTAAAGGGAGATTTCGCCTCTTTCCGATCCGGAGAATTCGAAGAACTTCGATCGGACTATGCGGTATTTCAGGAAACAACAACAGAAAATCTGAGTGCTACAAACGCTAAGATTGAAGCAGTAAGCGGCGACTTGGCGGACTATAGAACAGTAGTGGCCGGAGAATTAGAAGCCCAAAATGCAAAGATATCAGCAATAGAATCCAGCCAGATCACAACAGAATATTTGGAAACAAATTACGCGCGGGCCGATTTAGCGAATATTAAAGATGGCTCCATCACGACAGCGATGATTGAAACGGGTGCCATCGGAACAGCTCAGATTGCAGATGGATCTATTACAGATGCAAAGATTGTTGGTTTAACGGCAAGCAAGATCACCGCTGGAAAAATAGACGCATCTGAAATAGAAGTTGTGAACCTGAATGCGGCCAATATTACGGTTGGAACAATTAATGGCCAGCAGATTGCCCAGGGAGCGATCGATATAGACAACCTTTCCGGTGAATTATCAGAAACGATTGTACAAACACAGGAAGATGTAGAAAAAGCTGTGCAGGATGCCATGACGGCAAATCAATCAGTAGAAACACTATCCAGCGATTATGCGTCTTATAAGACGGAAAATGATGCATCAGTACAGGAAACAAAAGAATCCATAGAAAACTTGAACATTGGATATGCGAACGTCCAAAAAATGATCAGTGGATTAACAGATGGTACACTGCTATATAACGTCCAATGTATTGATAATGGAGACGAAACAACGACTCTAAAGGCTGTGGTATACAAAGCCGGTGAAGATGTCACACAGAGCTTTCCAGCAAAATGGTTTACATGGTACGAAAGAAGCGAAGATGGACGGGAGTTTATTGGGCAAGGTAGAAGCATTACAGTTAAAAATGATGATTCTGCTTTCGGAGGAACAAGCTATATTGGTGTATTTGAAACACAAGATGTAACGATATTAATCGCCAAAAAAGGCAATCCAATCATCACAAAAAAGAAGAAATACATATACAAAGAAAGGGTGGCTGCATAATGGCCGATATTGAAGGAAGTTATATATCCGAGCTGACGCAAAAAACTAAGCCAGATGCTACGGATTTATTAATCCTAGAAGATTCGGAAGACACAAAAATTATTAAATATTCCAATCTAAAAAAAGATATAAACGAGATGGAAGACTCCGGGACGGGTAAAAAATATCAAATCGGTGTCGAAAACGGGCTTGTATATATTGAGGAGGCTTAAATGGGAGAAAGAATTTATATTGCAGACAAGGAAACACTGGACAAGATTTACAATATTTTGGCTCCAGAGCAGGTATACGGGTTTATTGAGCATGAGGCTGTTTTAGCACCTGGATCCAGAATTGAATATATTGGAGCAAATGCAAATTATAATCCGATCAAGGTTACAATGGGCGGCGGATACAGCTTGGGAGATTGGGCGGATTTTCCATGGCTCAAAGCGAATAAACCATATATGGTAAATGCAGACGGTACCCCGGCGTACAGACTTAACGAGGATGATTACACCAAGAAGGAGGACGGAACTGACTCCGACGTTGCTAATACAGATTTCAATGGCGGCGCTTTCTCTTGGGGCATGAAGATTTATAAAAAAGAGTACAAAGCAGGCGATGACCGGTACGTCCTTTTCCGTTTTGAGAAAGCGGATGGTTTTGAACCGGTAGGATTCCTGGATCCGGATAATAACGAGCTTGAAGGAGTATGGATCCCAATGTTTTATGGTTCTATTGTTGATGAGAAAATGCGGAGCATTTCCGGATTGCAGCCGGCATATAACACCACAACATCAACGGAGCGCACAGCAATACAGAAGTTCAGTTCCAGGGCACACCATTTCGGAGGGCCTATTATTGAGACACTGATCGACCTTATGATCCTTTTCGCCAAAACAACCGCATTACAAAGTGTTTACGGCGCAGGTAACTGTTCAGGACATGACTCCAGTTTATCACCGACCATGGGTGTAAAACAGAACGCAGTTATAGGCGGCGGGCAGTTCTACGGGAGCAGTGATGGAAGAAGCCTTAATAAAATTTTCCATAGTATCGTGCTTGGCTCATATCAGCAATGGATGAGAGATCCATTTGAGATTCTGGTGAACGGGCGTGTAAGAGTAAGCAAAAACTACTCATACGACATTACCGGTGCAACTTATGACGATGCAGGAATTAATGTGGCCAACGATGGGAACTGGAGATATCCGCATAAGCATGTAAGCGTTCCTGGCTACGGCCCGGTTCCGGTAGGACCTTATAACGGAAGTAGCGCACTTGGTGACTGCGATGGAACTTATATATCTAATACACAGGAGAGTTTTACGGCGGTCGCTCTTCGGTTCGGCTATTGCGACAACGGCGTCGGCAGTGCGGGTCCTCGCGCGCGTTCTTGGAGCCGCTCGGCTTCGGATGCGGCTTGGTACTTCGGGGCGGCCGAACTTCTGCTTCCACCTGTCGGCGTAGCCGCTTAGGGGGTTTGGGGGTTGCGTAGCAAATTCCCCCAAGGTTTTATCTTTAATATTAAATATAAAAACAAACAGGGGAGGAAGTCGACATCCCCTCGGGCGGTCGCTCTTCGGTTCGGCAATTGCAACAACGGCGTCGGCAATACGGGTCCTCGCGCGCGTAATTGGAACAACTCGGCTTCGGATGCGAACTGGAACATCGGGGCGGCCTTTATCTATCTATAGATGGAACATAAATATAAAGCCGGCTTCCTTCCTACCCCACTGACGATTGAGACATCGTTTACTCGCCATTATTGGAAAGATGAGGGAAAATTAACTTGATACAGGGCAGGCAGTAAAGCGGTCGCGCCTGCTGCCTGCAGAGGATAGAAGAAAAAATATCTTTATAGGAGTAATTCACCGATATATAGTATGAAGGAATACAAATATCTGTATAAAAAGATGCTTGACGAAGAAGTGATTCGGAAGGCATATAGGAAATTGAGAAAGGGAAAAACAAAACGAAAGGAAATTAAAAAGATTGATGCGAACCTGGACGAAGAGGTGAAATCAATGAGGGAAATGATTGAGAATACAAAGCCTTCAGATATACAGGTAGAACATCCAGAATTGGCTTATAAGCCAAAGAAAAGAACACCGAAATACATACATGAGCATGGCAAAACGAGAAAAATATATATGCCAGAAATCCATGAGCAATGGCTACACCACATCATCGTCCTGATTTTGGAGCCGATCATCACGGCTACAGCGTATAGATTTTCCTGCGGAAGCTTCCCAAAGCGTGGCGCACATTACGGAAAGAAACAGATGGAGAAGTGGATACGCAAAGGCAAAGGAATACGCAACTTCGGAAAGATTGATATCCGACATTTTTACGACAGTATTCGTTTAGATATACTCATAAGAGAACTGGAGATACGGATAAAAGACGAATGGTTTCTGTATATCATCAAAGTATGTTTGCAGGGATTTAGGAAAGGCATTCCTCTTGGATTTTACATCTCACAATGGTTAGCAAATTACCTGCTGGAGCCACTCGACAGGTTTATCACCGAGACACTTGGGATAAAGAAGTACATGCGGTACATGGATGATATGACCTTCTACCACGACAGCAAGAAAGTCATCCACAATGCAATCCGGGAAATTAAGAAAATGCTTGGTCGACGATTCCGTCTGAAACTGAAAAGGAACTGGCAGGTCTGCAAGTTCGATTTCAGGAAGAAAACCGGGCAGACTGTAGGCAGGGCGATGGACTTCATGGGTTTTGTATTTTTCAGAACCCGGACAGTCATAAGGAAAAGTATCATGCTCTCAGCTACAAGGATGGCCACTAAGCTGCAAAAATCCAGGGAAGCTGGAAGGGGATACTATATTAAACACATCAAGGCTATGCTCAGCTATATGGGATGGTTTAGTTGTACTGACACATATGATTGTTATGTAAATCGCATCAAGCCGTGCGTTAAGATTAAAAAGTTAAAACAAATTGTATCAAGGTTAGATAGGAGGAACGAAAATGACACAGTGGACAGAAGAACGATGCTCGGAAGAACCAGAAGAGCTCCAGCTTATTGCGCCTGATCTTTATATCGAGCGGCGCAATATCCGGAAAGTGGAATACGATGCAGTAGAAGGCCAGGAAGCTTACACCGGCTATGAATGCGAAAGTCGTGAAATTACCGTAAGCGAATATGAGAATTTGAAAAGTATTGAGCAGATGCAGACGGAGAAAGCTATTGATGAATACACAGCACAGCTTATGGAGGAAGGAGTAATCTAGTGAGGATATTGGTAGAAAGCCTTAAAAGGCTCTATAAAAAGAAAACAGTAACTAAAGAACAGATTGCGGAACGAGTGCAAAAGGGAATCATCACAGAAACAGAATATGAGTATATCACGGGAGAAGGATACAGTGAATGAATATAAAAATTGTAAAACGAATATCAGAGCAGAGCCGGATGGCTCTATTTTTTTACAAAAAATCAGAAGTCAAAGTGGAAGAAGGCGAGGAGTAGGATATGAGATTCGAGCAGGAGATTAATATATACTCCAAAGGCGCGATACTGAAACGGTTTCAAACAAACGAAACAAACATTAATGTAGCGCAGGGAAAGATATCGGCATTAATATCGGAAAGTGAGCTGCAGGAATTACAAAATGGAACCGGAACCATGTATGGTAGATTTTCGTCGGCGTACATCGATGTTGAAAGCCTTCGAGCTGATTTTTCTGAGCTTTCTGCGAAGTATGATGAAGCATCCGGACAATATGAAGACCTCGAGACCAAAGTGGCAGAGTATACGGCAGGGATTGACGGACTATCAACAAAAGTATCGAAAAAAGTTGGATACGATGAAATTATATCATCCATCAATCAAACACCGGAAAGTGTTACAATATCGGCCGACAAAATAAACTTGCGTGGATCCGTGACGGCGGACGACATCGTAACAAATGCGGTTACATCAACAAAGATTGTTTCCGGAGCCATTGAGACAGACAAGCTGGCCGCCAATGCGGTAACAACAGCAAAAATCAAGGCGGGAGCAGTGACAGCGGATCAAATTGCCACAAATGCAATCACGGCGGACAAAATCTCAGCCGGGGCAATCACAACCGAAAAGATAGATTCTGACTCTATCACGGGAGATAAAATAGTTGCTGAAGCTATCACTGCTGATAAGATTGCTGCAAAATCAATCACGGCAAATGAAATCGCATCCAATTCCATTACTGCCGACGAGCTATCTATTACAGGTGGATTATCCTCAATATCAGCCGATATCGGAACAATAACATCTGGCGTGCTCCGATCATCCGACTATGTATATACGGATGGAAATTATGCAGACGAAGGCATGGAAATTGGATTATCCGGAACATATATAAGGAGCAAAAATTTTTCCGTCGATGCAGGCGGGAGTGTATATCTCCGCGGAAAAGGAGAATTTGAGGGAAAAATCACGGCAGATTCTGGAAATATCGGAAACTGGACAATAGGAGAAGCTTTGTATAGTGGAACGACGAGCATGACTTCCACAGAGGCAGGAACTTATATCGGAACGAACGGAATCAGAAATTACGTTTCAGAAGCACAGCATGTAGATATCCAAAATGGAATGCTGACAGCAAAAGGAGCCGAAATTGAAGGAAGGATCACAACGGAAACCGGAACGATAGGCGGATGGGATATAAATGCAAACGGAATCTCAAAAACATCAGGTGACTATACCGTGCATGTGCGTGCGGCGACTCAATCAGGAGATCATTATGATTACCTGGTAGTACATGATGAGGTTAACGATACTTATCCTTTCTACGTTCGTGCGGACGGAAGCATTTACGCTGAAAAAGCAACGATCGGAGGAAACATCGTTTCAACAGGAAGTGGACCGGCATGGGACGGAAGCGACGGTGAAATGACCTACTATTCCATCGTGAAGGATGGAAAATTTTATGTTTCGACTGGGGATGCAGGAGAAGAAGGAGACGTAATAGTCGAATTATCTTACAATCGTCTTCACATAGAATCCGGAACGGCATTTATCGGCGGTGATATCACAACAGAAGGTAGCCTATATTTTGATAACAAGGGAACCGGATTAACATTTAATACATCAGGTGGTACCGCAGGAATCTCCGTTTTGAGTAGTGGTGATGGGGTATATTTGTGGAGCAAAAACGAGGAATCGTCCGGATGGGATACGAGCGTTTGCCTTGTGAATTCGAGCAACGAAGTTAATCTGGTACCAAAAACAGGAGGAACATTTTCTGGTGATGTCACATTTTCGACTAATGCCATAGTGACAAAGCAGATAAAATCGGAAGGAACATATAACACCACAAGGACGACTGCCGCAAACCTTACAATCACCAGCGCGTATTGGATATATCGTTATAGCTCTTCATCAAAACGATATAAACACGATATCGAAGACATCCGGAAAGAAGATGACATGGATCCAAAGGGCCTGCTTAATCTGCCAGTAGTAAGGTATATTTACAACCTCGACTATCTGGACAAAGAAGATCTACGGTATAACCGATATGTTCCTGGATTTCTTGCTGAGGACATGGCTGAGTATTATCCAATCGCCGCAGAATACACGGAAGACGGCGAGATCGAGGACTGGAATGTGAGAATGGTGGTACCGCCGATGCTTGCGCTGATCCAAGATGCGTATAAGGAGATTGAAACATTAAAAACAGAGCTTAAGAAATTAAAGGCCAATGGCTAATAGGAGGAAGAAAAATGTTAAACATTCAGAAGAAGGTAATTTTAACCGGGAAAACGATGATCGATGAAAAACAAGTAGTTGGTTATCAAGCTACCATCGACAGTGAGAATCCGGATAACATGACGCTAAACCGGCGGAACACGAACAAAGAACTTTATAAAGCAAACAGAGAGTTATGTAGGAAAGAAGAAGCGGAGTTTGAAGATGCCGCCTATGCTTTACAGGATGAAATGTTAAAGGAGGCGGGAGAGTGAAGAAATTAAGAAGAGCGATGAGCATTGTACTGGTAGTGATCCTGCTAACAAACACACCGGTTTTTGCGGCCGAGAAACAGGAATCAACTTACAAAAACAAAAAAATGGAAAGCATTTTGGCAGCACCTGAAATCAAGAGCGCGACATACTGGCATACCGCTAAGTATGTACAAAGCTTGAATGATACGCTTGCTATCACTTGGAAAGCAGTAGACAAAGCCAAAAGCTATGAGATTATGATCGTAAAAGCAAATGGAAAAATGAAGGTTTATCGAAGCTCAAACACCTGCCTGTTCGTGAAGAAAACAGACGAAGACACATTTTCCGGATGCCCCAAAATCTACATCGAAAAAGAGAGCACATGGAAGGCGGCTACAGTAAGGGTGCGGGCAGTGTACAAGCGCGGAATCCGTGGAATTTGGAGTAAGTCCAAAAAGATAACTTGCAATGCCTTGCATTGGCGAGAGGAGTAAAAAAATGTACATTGGGACGCAAGAAATCATAACAGCGGGTGAAGCTATAGGGGCCATATTAGTTATTTTTGGCCTTGTTTTTTCTGCTTACCGCTGGTATCTCAAACAAGGACGATACGAAAAAGAGATCGAGAAAATAAAGAGCGAACAGTGCCTGCTCACTTATGGCATCTTAGCCTGCTTAAAGGGGCTAAAGGAAAACGGATGTAATGGCCCGGTAACGGAAGCAATCGATAAGATTGAGAAGCACCTGAACCAGCAGGCCCATAGTCAGGAGGAATAAGTTGCGAGCTAAAAACGAGTTAAAACAAGAAAAAACGAGTTACAATAAGAAAAAAACTCGTATTATCGACAAAATAAAGAAATCACCGATCAATTATTTTAGTGATCTGTTTGTATCGTGCATGGTCGTAGCCTGGCTATTTACTCTTTTTATCATGATTGTAATGGCGATTTTTGCCACGGTAAAATTAGAGGATCCGTCCATCTGGTCGAATATCGAGAATCTGGTTACAGTTCCTCTTTCCGCTGGCGGTGCAATCTGGATGATAAAATGTAGCGTGCAGCACGCGATTGCAAACAGCAAGGGGAAAAATGCAAAGATGGATTTTCCCAAGGTGGAAGATGCAGAAATAGGAGAAATGGAGGAAGAAGAATGATTACAATCGAAGTATTTTTAGCAGGATTATTAATCTGCTCGGCCTTTACCGGCCTGGTGACGGAAGGAGCGAAAAAAATCCTGGAAGAGCGAAATAAAACTTATCATGCTAACGCGTTGGCCGGGTTGGTAGCAGTGGTCTTATCGGCGGCTTTTGCGGCCGGGTACATAATGTATACCGGCGCTGCGTTTTCGCAGCAGATTTTCGTCTGCATCATTGCTCTGGTGTTTTTATCCTGGCTGAGCGCCATGGTGGGATATGATAAAGTAATCCAGGCTATTAATCAGTTTACAAAATAGGAGGGACGAAAATGGCTTTAAAATTTAAAAAAGTAAAAGCTGACAGCAGCAACTACGGAAGCTCCAGATCCACATCCACAATTAAATATATTGTAATCCATTATACCGGAAACAAGGGAGATACTGCCCTAAATAATTGCAAATATTTCCAGGGAAAAAATAGGAAAGCATCCGCTCACTATTTTGTGGACGGTGGAACCTATATTTACGAGTCTGTGCCGCCAACAATCACTGCATGGTCCGTTGGCGGATGCTACAGCACGTCCGGATCCGCCGGAAGTTTTTACAAAAAATGCACGAATGCAAACAGTGTATCGATCGAGATGTGCAATAGCGTTAAAAGTGTTCCGGATGCCACCTATAAGCAGGCGGTTGCGTTAACAAAATATCTCATGGATAAATACGATATTCCGGCCGCCAATGTCATTCGGCACTGGGATGTAAACGGGAAAGAGTGTCCTCTACCGTGGATCGGTGCCAGCAGCAAAGGGTGGAAGCAGTTTAAGTCCGACATCACAGACAAAGAATTTGCAGCAGGCGATTACAACGCAAATGTAATCACAACGAAAAAATGCCCAGTGCGGATTGGAAGAGGAAAGAACTACGAGCAGATCGGGACGCTGAAGACTGGAACGACTGTAAAAGCATTATACATCGCAGAGAGCGATGCCGGTAACCTTTGGGCGAGCATCGACTATGGGAATAGTGTAGGCTATATTTGTCTTAATAATTGTAAGCCGAAATAAATCGTATAAACAAGGGCAGCAGATTTTCACATCTACAGCCATTGTTTATATTTGAGGGGCAAAAAAGGGGCAGCATATTTCTGCCTCTTTCATCAATCCGACATTTTGCGATTTGTAGAAAGCCTTAAAATAAGGCGTTTTTCAAAATAAATTATAATTTTAACATAAAACTATATGCCGGCCATCGGCATATAGCTAGGTGCTGGGAATCCTTTAAAATAAGGGTTTCCGGCACCTTTTCTTTTGCGAAAAATTAAAAAAGGGGCAATTTTGCAAGTGAGGTTTTTTAATTTGTCAAAAACGTTTTAAGATACCGGATGTTGGAATAGAATATAGGCAGTAAAAAGTTTTTTAGGATTCCAAATCAATGGAAAATCAAAAAATAGAAAATCTTTTAAATATGTCCATCGAGACGGACAATACATGGAGAGAAAAAAGCCGGGATTTAAGTGTCGGATTTGATCCGCAGGACCGCACCTGGGAA